ACCGACTTCGCCGACGACCCCTACTGGGTGCGCGGTGTCCTGAAGGCTTACACCGAGACCTTCGACGGCGCTAAGTCGGGAAACTGAAGGGTGCGGCGGAGTTCTGGGTAAGCGGAAGCACTAAGCGCGAGGAGGACAAGACCGAAGACGACGCTAAGGTGTTCGGCTTAGTCTTACCCGAAGACGCGAAACCCAAACCCGCCGCCCCTTACGAGGTCTGGGACGAAAACTGGGACATCGTAATGATGTTCCTAAGAATGCAGACGCAGTGGAACACCACCATGGCGGGCTACCTCGGCTTGAAATACGAGGTGCTGCTGATGCCTGGCGGCCTGATGGACCTATACTGCGTGGACGACCGCCTCGACATGCTGGAGGGCCTGCAGATCATGGAAACTGCCGCTCTCAGCGCGTTGGCTAAGGGGGAGGATAAGCAGGATGGCTAAGCAGATTGAGGATATTATTGTACGTTTAGGCTTAGAAAAGTTTGAAGGCTTAGATAAGATCCGCAGCTCGTTTCGTGACTTAAGCAAAGTCACAAAGATGTCCGAGCAGGACATCATAGGTGCCCGCGATAGTATATTTGAATTTGCTAAGACAGCCGGTAATAGTGAAGCAGTAACCAAAGGTCTTGTATCGGCCCTACAAGGTCTGCGATCTCAGGCCGACATGTGCGGTGATGCGTACGAGGAACTAAGGCGCGATATTGAAAACGTAGAAGCAGCTTCACGCGGGTACACCGCACAAGCAGTAGCCCAACGGGCTAGCCTCTCCGCCCAGTACGGGGCTATTACAAACAATACAGAAGCACTGCGGCGTCAGCGTACCGCTCTGATTGAGCTGCAGCAAGCCACCCGAGGAGGCTCGCAACTATTTACGCAGCTCGGTACAGACATACAGAGAACCACAACTAGACTTGAAGAAATAGAAGGAATACAAAGGCGCACCAACGCAACTTTGAACAGGGGACTACCCTCGTCTTCAGCAAAAATCCGTAGAGACTTACAGGATGTACGCGATCGAATCTCCCTAGAACAGGCAGAACTAGAGCGCCTTCAAACACTTACTGCTGCAGAACGCAGACAATTCAGCCAAGGCACAGAGCTACGAGGACAATCTGGTGTAACCCGAGCCATTGCCGAACAGGAGCGTATACTTGCGACCTTTAGACAGCAAGCAGGCGCCCTAGACCTAAGCGAAAACGTAAGACAACGACGGCAAGCGGTAAGAGACGCAAATGCTCTCTTCATGTCGCCAGACTTTACTGGCACCGGCTCGCGTACCGCAGAAGGCTTAACCCGCAGCTTTGGCGATCTACCTAACACTCTCGCAGGTATAAACCAAGGCCTTTCTGAGCTGCGCAACCGGCTTGACAATACAACTATAGGTACAACTGCGTTTACTGATGCGGCTATACGCGCAGCTGCGGCGCAACGAGAGCTGAGAGAAGCAACACAGGGAGTAGCGGCGGCTTTTGTGCAGCAGCTAAGAACAGGCGATATTGCGCCATCCCTAACAAATCTGCGGGAAGTTATATCTTCTGTACGCACTGAGCAGGGACTGCTCGACACAAGCAGCACCGGCGGTGCCCGCGCATTCCAGCTACTGGAACGTCAAGCTCGCTCGCTGGAGCGGCAGCTCAGCGCACTGCAAGCTACGCAGGCAAGTCTTGCTGCCACCCCCGTAAGCGGCTTTAGGGAATTTTCCCAATCAATAACACCTCAAGTAGGGGACGCGGCCGTACAAGGCTCCATCCGCAGAAATAGGGAGCGGCAAGAAAGAGAACGTCGCCGCCTGGAACGTGAGGCCGCCGACTTCTACTCCAGCCAACCGACAGTTCCTCTGCTGCTTCCTGCCGCTGGGCAAACATCAGCCCCTGATACGGGACTGGAAATAAGCGGCGGGGCCAATGTACGTGCCGGTCGGCGGCGTTCTGTTACGGACGTTGGTGGGAACATCCCCGTAATGGGTGTGCGCCCTGGATCGGGCGTGCAGCGCTTCTTCGGTAGCGCGGACGTTGAAGCCGCTGCTCTTTATCCCGGCGCTGTGCCTATCGGACCACGCGCGACTTCACGGCAGGAAGGCGAAAACCGCTCTGCTGTTATCGCAGAAAAAGATGCTCGTTTAGCAAATAGTGCTGCGATTGAAGAACAACGCAAGCGCATGGAGAGCCTACGCGCGGCCGTAGACAAAGCCACTAAGGCCAACACAGGAAGCATCAATTCGCTAGGAAATCTACGCGAAGCTCTCGCAAATCTGCGCAACGAGATTCCCGAAACAAATGGCGAGTTCAAGCGACTCACCAACCGGCTTCAAGACGTAGATGAGCGCTCCGAGCGCCTATCCACACGCGCCAGCCGCCGGCTTAGCGGGATGCAACTTGCCCAGGGTGTCGGCGCGGCGCTTAGTGGTGGCATCTTCGGCGGCCCCGAGGGCCTGATCGGCGGTCTCGGCGGCTTGGCCCTGGGTGGCGTGGGCGGCGCTTTCGCTGGCGCGGCCGCTGGTGCGCAGGTCGGCATGTTCCGCCAGCAGCTCGGCACAGTGACCGACTACTCGGCCCGCATCGACAAGCTCCAGATCGCTCTGCGGGGCATCGTCGGCTCACAGGACGCTTACAGCCAGGCTTTGGCCGCAGCCGCCTCGGTTACCCGTGACCTCAACATCCCCCAGGAGGTTGCGATCCAGGGCATGACCCGCCTGAGCGCCGCCGTCAAGGGCGCCGGTGGCACAGTTACCGACTCGGCCTTCGCGTTCCGCGCGGTAAGCGAGGCAGTGAAAGCCACCGGCGGTAACGCCGAGCAGGCCGATGGCGCCCTCCTCGCACTCACGCAGGTCTTCTCCAAGGGCAAGGTCAGCGCTGAAGAACTCAACCAGATCGCTGAGCGACTGCCCGGCACTTTCACGCTCTTCGCCAAGGCGGCCGGCATGACCGGTCCTCAGCTGCAGAAGGCGCTCCAGGAGGGCCAAGTAGGTCTGAACGACCTAATGAAGTTCCTGCAGCTAATCAGCACTGAGTACGGACAAACGGCACTCAAGATTGCCGATTCTAGCCAAGAGGCAGGCGCTCGCCTAAGCGTTGCAATGAAGAACATGCAGCTAGAGGTGGGACGCGCTCTGCAACCTATCGGTGCTTCGCTGCAGAGTGCGTTTGCGGACTTCATCACCAAAATTACACCATCAGTAGTTTCGGCTATGAAGGGAATAGCCGCTGCGTTTGAGTTTCTAATTGAAAACAAAACTGCTTCGGGCCTAGCGACGTTTGCCTTGCAGCTGGGTGCCGTTACAGCAGGTCTAATTGCGCTGCGTAGCGCCATGGCTACACTCGCCGCTGTAAACCTTGCAGCGATGTTTACAACTACTGCCGCCTCGGCTAAAATTACGGGTGATGTACTGACCACAACAGCAGCTAGCGCAGGAGGACTTGCAGGGAAACTAGGTGCTGTCCGTACTTCTCTGGGTCTCTTAGCTGGCGCAGCTGCAAAGCCGATAGTAATTACAGTAATACTTGCTGGCGTTACCGAAGCTATACTTCGCATCCGTGAAGTTTACAAATTTTTTGGTGAATCGCAGCGAGTATCTAAGGAGCTTAGCGGTTCGGCGTGGCTCAAGAATATGGGAGGTACGGCCCTTAACCGCACGCAACTCAGCAACTTAGCTACACAAACAACCAATGCCTACAATTTTAACAGGGCAGAGGTAGCTAGGCTCACACAAGAGAGGGAGACACTAGAAAGCCAGATCGTTCTTGCAGATGATAATGTAGCTGCGTCTGGTTTGCGCAATAAGCTAGCTGGAGTAAACACGGGCATACAGACTGCGCAGACTAGAATAAAAAATACAAAAGCTAACCTGGACGCTATTTACGATGCTCTAAATAGACCGAAAGTGGATGCTGCGGCAGGTCTGTCCACATTCCCCACACCTGCCACAGACGAGGAAAAGAAGAAAAAGTCAGCTGCAGACAAGGCCGCGCGTGACGCTCAAGCCGCGGCCGCCGAACAACAGCGCCTGGCCAACACCCTGCTCGACCAGCAGCTCAACGCAGCGGACAGGCTGTTCCAGCACCAAATCGAGCTGGACCGTCAGCGCTATGAGCTGCAGAAACGCCTAGACGACGCTCAAGCACAGAATCGCATCATGCGCGAAACTGGTGCAGCACGCGACATCGTAAGCAACTTTGAGGACTTGCAGCGCAGCTTGCGCGAAATCGAGGAGCGTCGTGTCCGCGCAGTTCAAGACGTACGCCTGGCTAAGCAGACGCAACAAACTGCTACAGTGCGTGCCGCCTTTGCAGACCAAGGTGCAGCGGCACTAAGCGCCGGTGGTACGGGCATCAGTGCTACTGCCATCGCAAAGGCAACTGCAGAGGCAGCAAAATTCACAGGCATTGCAAACCAGTGCTCTGAGGCTGTTAAGAGCTTCTACAAGTCTTTAGGTATAACTTTGCCCGGTGTAACTGCATGGGCAGACACAGTACGCAATGCAGGTACGGTTATGCGGGACTGGAGTAAACTGCGTCCCGGCGATATTGTTGCTACTGGGCGTCCCGGCGATACTCCGCATGTAGGCGTGTACACAGGTGGAAATAATGTGTTCCACCAGTCTCGTAAGCGCGGTCTTACTGCTGGTAACTACCCCGATTTGGATTATTTCAAATCAGGGTATTTCGTACGTCCCACACAATCTGCCGGAACCGCGCGGATGCCCACAGGCGCCGCAGCCCAGCAGAATCGCGCAATTAGAGCGAGCGGTGGTGCGGTCATCGAGGGTCTCGACGTAAACAAGGCCGAAGCGCAGCTACAACTTATCGAAGCCAACGTATCTAAGGAACGCGCCACGCTATTTGAGCAATTCACGCTCAAGGCCACAGATGCCCTTAGGCAACAAAACGCGACAATGCGCGATAGTAACGAACTGCAGACTCTGCGTAATCGCCTTACCCTAGAAGGCGTGCGCCCTGAGTTTGTAGACCTGGAAGAACGCTTACTCGGTATCAGGCAAGAGCAAAACCAAGCACAAACTACGTACAATCAGCTTGTTAAAGCTAACCCCGATAGAGCAGCCGAACTTCAGAGCGTCTTAGCTGCGCAGAACGAACAGTATGCCGAGCGTGCGCGGCTTCTGCGAGAAAATGCAGAAGCTGCAGAAGCCTTTAACAAGGCGATGCGCACTCGCCAAGACGAGCGCATCGGCCTCGGCCTACGCGAAGGCGCCGAAGCTTACGTCCAGTCGATCGGCACCATGCGCGAGGCCACGGCCCAGCTCGCCCAGACCGGCATCAAGGGTGTCGAGGACGCCATCTTCAGTCTCGTCACCACCGGCACCGCCAACTTCCGCGAGTTCGCCGCCTCGATCCTTAGGGATACGGCTCGCATGATCATTCAGCAAATGGTGCTGCGCAGCATCATGCAGATCATCAGCGCCGTTGCTCCTGGCGGTGGTGGCTTCGGTAAGGGGTACTTCGATCCGATGACGGGTCTGGGGACTGCTGGTCCGAATTTCGGCTTCGCCAGGGGCGGTGTATTCGGCGCCAACAGCATTCAGCCCTTTGCCATGGGTGGCACGTTCCCACGCAACGTCACCGCTTACGCCATGGGCGGCATCGTCGATAAGCCGACGCTGTTCCCCTTCGCCAACGGCGGCGCCGGCCGCCTCGGGCTTATGGGTGAGGCTGGCCCGGAAGCGATCATGCCGCTCCGCCGCCTCCCCAGTGGAAGGCTGGGCGTCGAGGCAGGCGGCGCTGGAACGGGCGTCGTCGTCAACGTGAACGTGGACGCCAAAGGCACCGCCGTCGAAAGCGACCAGAGCAACAGTAAGGCACTCGGAGAAGTATTAGGCGTAGCAGTACGTGCTGAGTTGATTCAACAGCAACGCCCAGGGGGGCTGCTAGACCCCAACCGCAGGCGATGACGACGTTTACATACACACCTGATTTTCCTGCAGAAGAGCGGTCACGCCCGCGTGTTCGTAGCTACGAGGCAGATGGATTTGCGCTTCGCGCAGAAGATGGCATAAACCTCCTCACAGATAAGTGGCCGCTTACATTTTCCGCTCGCAACTCCACCGAGCGCACCAATCTGCTGAGCTTCTTCGCCACGCAAAACGGTAAACTTCCGTTTACGTGGACTACGCCTTTCAATGAAACGGGTCAATTTGTATGCACCGCATGGGATCTAACCTTAGACTCCTGCAATTTAACTACTATTTCAGCCCTATTTGAGCTTGTATACGTTCCAGGGGCAACCAATATCCCTGTAACTAACGTACCCACTTCAGCCTTTACATGGCTTCCAGATTTCACTACCTCCAGAAGCTTAGACACCAAAACACGTAGATTAGAGTTTGGTGAGGGATATAGTCAGTCTGTAACCATAGGCATTCACGCCGAAACCGAGAAGTGGTCCCTTACCCTAAATAACCTGACTAATGCTCGGCGCGACGACATCCGAGCGTTTTTACGTGGAGCGGCTCGTGTTGCGTCCTTTGCGTGGCAAAACCCCCTAGGCGAAAACGGAGAATATATCTGCGAGGAATGGACAACAACGTACACTAAGTTTAACAATAGTTCTATACGTGCCGAGTTCACGCGCATTTATGGCACACTAGCAGTAACATTTAATGCGTATGCTTCCGGCTTTAGCGAGGTAGTATCTTACGAGCTTGCAGGAGGCACCGCTTACGCATCCGCTCCGGGCTTTACAGTTAGCGTAGAGTTGGAGTTCACAACATCGGGTACTGCTTCTACAGCGGCGCCAGGATTTAATGAAAGCGTAAACGCAGAGTTTACTGGAGGCGTAGCGTATGCACCGGGCGGTGGACCGCCGAGTCCAGGTGCAGGCGCCAGTGGGAGCTTCTGGAGCGACTGGAAGCATTACGACACCGAGATATTCCTGTACGAAGAAGGCACTCCTACAGCAGCCGAGACCCCCGTCTACTGGAACAGGTGGCAGTCCTGGACCGAAGACCCTCCGCTGCTGTTTGAGGAGTCGTCCTAAGCCTCGCTACACTGAGCACATAAGCGTCCAGCATCCACGCCCTACCCGTTATGGCAGCCCCCAACATCAAAAGCGGTAGCTCCGTCACGACGGTCACCGGCAAAACCGTGGGCTACGCAGTGACAACCTCAATGGCTGCGGCGCTGAGCAACGGGTCTAGCAGCGGCAAGGTGCTAAAGATCAACTCGGTCTACTGCGCCAACGTGGACGGCACCGCAGCAGCTGACATCAGCCTGGAGCACTACAACGGCACCACCGGCTTCGCCATCGGCAAGACGATCACCGTGCCAGCTGATGCCACGCAGGTGCTGGTAACCCGCGAGGCTTACATCTATCTGGAGGAAGGCCACAGCCTCCGCGCCCAAGCCAGCGCTGCCAACGACCTGGAGCTGGTCATCTCCTACGAGGACATCAGCTGATGCTTGGCTTCAACGGCGGTTTGATGGGCGTCCAGCGCACCCCAACGCAGGGCGTAGCGTCTGGACTGTGGTTTCAAAACGAGCAGAGCGTGGCGAAGAGAGCGAATCTGTGGCCTGGGGGTAATCCGATACTGGCACTATCACCAACTCTCTGGTACGACTTTGCGGACACAACGACCGTTACAACATCAAGTGGCCAGATCACTCAAGTAAATGATAAAGGCAGCCAAGGTTTTAATCTGGCTCGTGACACAGGAGCGGTAGGCCCTTCTTATTCGGCAATTATCAACGGTTTATATTGTAGCGACTTCGGAACCATGCCAGTGACCCAGGACAAGCGTCTTTTCAATGCAAGTTCGACTTCATTTGACATTGCTGAAATTTACATGGTTTTAGACAACGCCACTACATTTGGCGATGGTGCGGCATACGGCATGATAAGCAGTATGCTTTCAAGTGTTGGATCCTACCAGTACAATGGCGGATACGATCAGCTATTTGGTAATCCGTTTAATGCTGCGTACATTAACAACAGCTCCACTAATGTGCATAACGTAGAAGGAGCTTGGACGCCGCTAAACAGTCCCGCGTTACTCAGGATCAAAAAGGTAGACGACTCGGCGTATTCAACCACTGGAGGAATCCAATTAGGGCGAGATCGAGAATACACGGGGCGCGAATGGGCGGGAGCAATGGGAGAAGTTGTGGTGTTCTCCACTGTTTTGAATAGCACTGATAGATCGTCTGTTCAGAACTTTTTAGCTACCAAGTGGGGGCTCACCCTCTCCTGAATCATGACCATGCTCTACTCCCACCGCCAAGCCACCCCAACACCACTGCCGCATCGCATCCGCTTTGCGGACGGCAGCACTTACTGCACTGCGCATGTATGCTGACTGTGTTACAGCTCCCGTAAGCCGACCAGTTTCCCCACTGCAGACCCATGGCCAGCGTAATTTACCTATCGTGCATAGATGACAGCGCTAAAGGTAATTTAGACTTCGATACTAATACGTTTAAGGTTTTGCTAGTTTCATCCGGTTATACGCCGAACAAACTTACGCATACTAAACGATCCGACATTACTAATGAAGTCAGTGGTGCTGGTTACACCGCTGGCGGCATTACCTGTACTTGTACCGTAACAAAGTCCACAGCTAACAACGAAGTAACACTTACATTTAGCGCGGTAAACTGGCCTACAGCCTCGTTCACGGCCAGGGGTGCTGTGTACTATAGAGCGCGAGGTGGAGCGTCATCCGCAGATGAACTCGTTGGTTATGACGATTTTGGCGCAAATGTTACCAGCAGTGGCGCTACGTTTTTCCTCGATGCGTCGGTACTAACACTGCGTAACCTGACATGAGCACCATTGTAACGCGCTCCGGTAAAGGTAGTACCCTCACACACGCCGAAGTAGACGCCAACTTTAACAACCTGAATACAGACAAGGCGGGCTACGCGGCAGGCATCGGCGAAGGGGGTGCGGTAACGCAAGCAACAAGTAAGAGCACAGGAGTGACACTCAATAAGAAATGCGGAAAAATTACGCTGCACAATGCTTCCCTTGTAGCCGGTGCGGTTGTGAGTTTTACGCTCACTAACAGTACGGTTGGCGTAAACGATGTTATTGCACTAAACCACAGTAGTGCGGGAACATTCGGCGCTTATCAACTAAGCGCACAGGCTGGAGCAGGCGCGGCAACTATTGCTGTAGGAAATGCCACAACAGGTACGCTAGCGGAAGCCATCGTGCTTACCTTTGTCGTTATCAAGGGTGCAGTTGATTAGACATGAGTACCATAGTCAGCGCATTACAAGGCGTCGATCCAGGCACTATCATCGAGCTGTACCAATTAGAACTTAATGCGGCGCAACATGGTATCAACCTCACCAACTACTTTCACGCAGGCGTAAACGAAATAGAGACGGCGATAGTTTGGCAAACAAACACATATCAAGCGCTTCCTATCAAAGCGGAGGGTTTTCAATGGGAAGGCGAAGGCTCCTTACCGCGTCCAAAACTCCTGGTTGCTAATGTTCTGGGCACTATAACCAACGCCTTACTTAGCCTTCCATCTGGTCTGGAAGGCGCCAAAGTAACGCGCATCCGCACCCTGGCACGCTACCTGGATGCTGTAAACTTCTCCACAAATACTAACCCCACTGCAGATCCTACCGCAGAATGGCCCCGTGAAATTTACTATGTAGATAGAAAAGCGGCCGAGACACGCGATGTTGTAGAATTTGAACTCGCCAGTGCATTTGACTTAGCTGCGGTAAGAGCACCTAAGCGACAGTGCGTAGCTAGGTGCCAATGGGTGTACCGTTCACCCGAGTGTAGCTATGCAGGGACAGTATATTTTGACGCTAATGACAATCCCGTAGCTTCCCCCGCATTGGACGTATGCGGAAAGCGGGTAACAAGTTGCGAAAAGAGGTTCATGGCATTCTTCGCGCAGTACAACTTGCCGCTAGACAGCCTTCCATTTGGCGGCTACCCTGGTATTGGTACGTTCTTCGTATAAGCCATGGATTGGAAAAGCCACGCACTTGAACATGCTAAGGAGCAGTTTCCTAAAGAAAGTTGTGGCCTTGTTGTAGTTGTAAAAGGTAAAAAAATCTACTGGCCGTGCGCTAATATCGCCTCCGACTCAGAGCAGATGTTTGTGATAGAGCCAAGTGATTACGCTTCCGCAGAAGATACTGGCGAAGTTAGCGCCGTAGTGCATAGCCATCCTGTTACGCCTGCTGTTCCTAGTGATGCAGACAAAGTAGCTGCTGAAAAAACGGGAGTACCGTGGTATATCGTAAGCCCTGTTACGGAGTCGTGGGGAGAGTACATTCCCTGCGGCTACACCTCCCCGCTTATCGGTCGCAGATGGGTATGGGCGGTACAAGACTGCTGGACGCTGGCACGAGACTGGTACGCCGAGCAAGGCATTGCACTTCCTGACTGGGACAGACCGTTGAACCCGCAAGACTTTATCAACTCTCCGCGCTTTGACAGCTGCTGGAACGAAGCAGGTTTCCGCGAACTGCAAGAAGACGAGGAGTTGCAACCAGGAGACGGCCTACTTATGTCTATACGCTGCGCCGCAGGACTAAACCATTGCGGCATCTACATCGGCGAAGGCATGATTCTACACCACATGCAAGGGCGCTTAAGCAGCCGCGACCTCTACGGCGGTTGGCTGGTAAAGTGTACCGGGAGGAGACTTCGCTATGCTTCGTAGAATACGGTTATACGGTGCGCTTGCCAAGTTTGTTGGTACTCGTGTCTTGTATGCTGATGTAAGCAGCGCTGCTGACGCAGTGCGTTTTTTAGTTGCTAATTTTGCAGGTATTGAGCAGCACATGAGCGACAGCTACTATAAAGTTGCTGTCGGCACGTACACCCTGGCCGAGGACGATCTTCACGCACCAGTAGGCAGCCAAGACATCCAAATCGTTCCAGTCATAGGTGGCGCTGGCGCGGTAGGACGCATCATCCTCGGTGTTGTTCTTATCGGTCTTTCGTTTATTCCAGGTATCGGTGCCCTTGTAGCTCCTGTGCTCTTCGGCTTAGGCGCGAGTCTGATACTGGGCGGGGTTTCGCAACTGCTCACGCCGGTCCCGGTACTACCTAAAGGGCAAGACAGACAGGACGATCCACAAAAAAGTTATAGTTTTTCGGGTGTTCAGCAAACATCACGTCAAGGCATTCCTGTTCCCATTGTGTACGGGAAGCGTCTAACAGGAAGCGTAGTCATTTCTGCTGGTGTAAGCACCGACGTACCAGCCGGAGATTACGCGGCCTCATACACATACCCTGGACACATCGACACGTCTACACGCTTTAAGTATTTGGTTTATTATGACTGGGATACTTGTCTATTCGGCCCTAATGGCGTTATAGAAAACGGTAATGCTATCGACGGCGCCAACGGCTGGCTTGTCGATGGGCGGGTTTTACTTAGACCTATATCCAATGCGCAAGCAGTCGTCGTCTGGGCTACTGGAAACATGACATCAATATACGCTCCTAGCACGGTTGTTGCTATTGATACGCTTTATTCAGTAGGTGTTATAGTTTCCAACACTGTAACGCGCAGAGCCTCCGCTTGCGGAGATAGTTATTGGATACGCTCAGAGTTAACCAACACGTTTGTGGCACCATGACTAGCGACCGTAACTCGATTATCGGTGCTGGCGGAGGCGGATGTTTCACGCCTGACACGCTGGTGCGTACAGCTAACGGTGATGTAAGCATTGCGACTATAAAAGCTGGAGACACAGTTATCGCGTTTGATGATACGGGAGCGCTGCATGAAGCCTCCGTATTGGCCGTACACGTACACGAAGATAACGAGGTATTTAGATACAACTTATGGGGTTCCCGCTATATCGACGCTACGCCAAACCATTGGGTACTTAACCAGTTCAACACGTTTGTAGAGATAAGCACACTGAGTTTAGACGACTGTTTCGTAGACGTAAATAACCACCTGCGCCCGTACAAAGGGTGCGCAAAACTACCTAACACAGCTGTATACAATCTTACAGTAGATAAGTATCACACATTTATAGCTAACGGCATCCGCGTTCACAACGCGGGTTTAGGCGCGGACACCATCGCCGGATCTGGAGGCGGTGGCGGGAAAGGACGGGGCGGCGGCGGAACCCGCGTGCCGGTAACAGCCCCAGATAGTCTTAACTCCGTACAGTACGCGCATGTCCTTGACCTAATCTCTGAGGGCGAAATAGAAGGTCTAGTCGATGGCCTAAAATCTGTATACATAAATAATACGCCGCTACAAAATAACGACAACAGCTACAACTTTGAGGACGTAGAACTATTTACGCAGACTGGTACTCAAGACCAAGGTTGGGTGCCGTTGGGTTCGGGTGGTGTTGAAAACGAGGTAAACGTAGGTGTTACGGTACGTCAAGCCATACCTATTACCCGTTCTATTACAAACTCGGAGGTAGACGCAGTACGAGTAAAGATTGCAATCCCTGCGCTGCAATCCATCGACAACACCAACGGTGATACCTACGGTACATCCGTAACGCTGCGCATATCCGTACAGTACAGCGGCACTGGGTTCGTCGATGCAGTCGTCGATACTATATCTGGCAGAACTTCCGATAGATACGACAAACAGTATGTCGTAGCCCTGAACAGTAGGACGCCAGGGGTGGTTGTTGATGTGCGTGTAACTAGAGTTACTGCAGATAGCGGGAGTCAGCTGCTCAGCAACGAGTTCGCCTGGACTAGCTACACGGAGATAACAAACATTCGCCTTGCATACCCAAACAGCGCCCTTATAGGTCTACGAGTAAACGCACAACAGTTCAATTCCGTACCACAGCGCAGTTACCTGATTAAAGGTATAAAAGTTCAAATACCTTCTGGGGTCACAGTAGACTCCACCACGGGACGGATTATCTACCCAACAAACTTCGTCTGGAACGGCACATTTAGCTCTGCCGTTTGGACCTCCTGCCCTTCCTGGATTTTGTGGGACTTGCTTACCGATAGCCGTTACGGATTCGGTGATCACATCGCACCAGGGCAACTCGATAAGTGGGCATTTTTTGCCGCATCAAAGTACGCTAACGAGCTTGTAGCCGATGGCTTCGGAGGACAAGAAGCCCGCTTCTCGTGCAACGCGGTTATCCAAACATCAGACGACGCATACAAGCTCATCAATGATTTACTTTCTGTCATGCGGTGTCAGGGTTTCTGGGCGTCTGGTGCGTTAACTATCGCACAGGACAGACCCGCAGACCCGGTATATCTATTCAGCCCAGCCAACGTGTCTAAGGAAGGCTTCAGCTATAGCGGATCAAGCCTAAAGGCACGGCCGAACGTGGCTGTTATTAGCTACTTCGACAACGATCTACGCGATATCGGGTATGAGGCAGTTGAGGATATTGCATCCGTAGATAAGTATGGTGTGGTTAGAGCTGATATTACAGCTTTTGCTTGTACCAGTAGAGGTCAGGCGAATCGAATAGGTAGATGGCTGCTCTACACGGAACAGAACGAAACAGAAGTTGTATCGTTTAAGTGTGGTGTTGAAGCGGGTTATCAGGTGCGTCCTGGGCAACTCGTTCGCATCGCCGATCCGCTGCGCATGGGTTCGCGCAGAGCAGGGAGAATTGCATCCGCCACTACTTCGCAAGTAACTGTAGACAACGCTGCTGAAACAGATTTATCAGGTAGCCTAATTCAAGCTGTACTTCACGTTATTCTGCCTACAGGCGTAGTAGAGTCCCGTGGCATAAGCAGCATTGCAGGCGGTGTAATTTATGTAAGCACGCCGTTCAGCGTAGCCCCTAATGTAAATTCTGTATGGATTATTGAAAATCCAACTGTGGCGCCCTCCACATGGCGTGTAGTCAGTGTTAAGGAGGAAGATGCTACAACTTATGTTGTATCGGCTCTAGCATATTCTGCAGCTAAATATGGATACGTCGAGGCAGGCGAAAAACTAGCCCCACGCAGTCTGACAAACCTCAATCCACTGCCGCCAGCTCCCACTGACGTACGCGGCATCGAAGCCGACGTTGACATAAATGGCGTAATCGTAAAAAAGGTTGTATTTACCTGGGTGCCTCCCCAAGGTATAGCTCAATTCCGCGTGCGCTATCGCTACGAATCCGACAACTTTACAACGCTAGTAGTCCAGGGCACAACCTTTGAAATTGTGGGTGCATTAGCTGGTACTTACTACATACAGGTAAACGGCATCACCGCTAGCGGAGAAGTCACCTTGGCTAGCTTGGGGCAATATCAGGTAGGCCCATACGTTGACACAGACTACTGGGCTAGCGACTACACGGCTAGTTAAGCTGCGAACCAGGCACCCTATTCTTTATCCTGGACCGTTTCTGTGTACTCATTCGCAAGCGCAATCAATGTTTGCCTAGTCGCGGCCCGCTGCGCTCTACATGCAGCTACATCCGCACTAAGTCGTTCTTTCACTGCCTCATCTGCTACAGCTAAAGCATGAGCCGGCGCTACGCCTGCATCCTCTAACTCCGGCGCTACGCCATCTGCTAGCACATGCAGTGCCGCTGCTAATGCCAAGCGCATAGCAAGGTAGGGCACCATATCCGCATCCGAGGAAGCGGCATTACTAGCAGCCTCCAGCATGTCAGAAGCCAATGTAGAAAACCTGCAAGCAGTCACGAAGGGTAGAAGCGCTGGTGCGATCCTAGTCCACGTTTCTCCTAGTGCGCTCTCCGGGCAAAGTGCCTAAGCTGTAGGCGCTTTCCCTGGATCTATGACTGTCAAAAGCAAGACCGGCACTGCTCGCGTCGAGCACGTACCAGGCAAGCCCAAGCTCACCCGCCAAGGTCAGGGCCAGCACAGCAAACCCAACCACGGCCGAAAGCTGCGCCGCGGCCAGGGTAAGCCGTAGCGCTGCGCTACAGCGCCGCCGCTGTGCAGAGCCGCTGCCTATGCAACCCTTGCGGGCTAGGCTGCCTATGCGACACCTCCTCTTATGGCCGCCCCTACTCCTGAGCAAGTAACCGGCATCGTGGCCTCCTTGCTGGCCGGCTCCGAGATCCTCAGCCTCCTGCCTGGCGTCAAGGCCAACGGCTGGGTTCAGCTGATCCTCGCCGCACTGCGCGGCATTGCCTCCCGTAAGCGCTGATCCAATGGGCGAGCCATCGCACGGCGAGATCCTCCGCGCCATCGGCGTGCTGGAGGGCCAGCTCAAGCAGCTGCTCGACGCCGCCATAAGTGACAAAGGGGAACGCAGCAGCTTGGGCGTTCGTGTTGGCCGCCTTGAAACGCGCATGGCGCAAGTAATCATCCTCGCAGTGGTTGCTGCAATGCTCAGCCCCATCATCTGGTCTGAGATCAAAGGCGCCTTTGCTTATCGGCAGTCGCTTCCTCAACACATGCAACGCCCATGACTTCCGGCCCATTACGCCTAAGCGACCTGTTTAAGTTCTATCGCGGCCTTCCGCATCAAATGGCCGCCGTAAGCGAATTGGAAGCAGCAATAAACAAACGCGCTCCCCAACTCCTAAGCCGAGACCAAGACTGGTTCAAGACCTGGAGCGTCCCAGGCAAACAGACCGACCTCGCTGATGCAATTTCCTTGATTAAGGAGTTTGAAGGCTGCCATCTTAGCGCCTACCCCGATCCGCTAAGCGGCGGCGACCCTTGGACGATCGGTTACGGCACAACGCGCTATGGCGCTGGCGACCCCGTAAAACGCGGCGACAAGATCAACGTAATCGAAGCCGATATGCTTCTCCGCCTTGAGGTGGACCGCATCGCCGAACGCCTCCGCTCCACCGTGCCCAGCTGGGCCACGCTGAACGATTCGCAGCGCTGCGCACTTGTAAGCTTCGCTTACAACTTAGGTGCCGACTTTTACGGCAAGCCTGGGTTCGACACCATCAGCGCAGCGCTGCGCGACAAGGACTTTACTGCCGTACCAGCGGCACTGCTGCTTTACCGCAACCCTGGTACGAATGTCGAAGCCGGCCTACTGCGCCGCCGTAAGGCCGAAGGGGCACTGTGGCAAAAAGGCACCCCACAACTGCAACAGCAGGGCATTTTGTT